AGCAACATCTCTAGCGATTTTTGCTGCCTTTATTTGACCAAGTTTTCCAGATATTGCGTCATATAGCCACCCTGCTCCTTTTGCTAACTGTTTGACTACAGGAGGGGTAACAACAGAAACAGCGCCTCCGATTTCTGCGCCAGTTTCAGTCGCACCAAGCAGATCAACCTCTGGACTTACAATTTGACCTGCGGCTCCACCACCAGCACCAGCAATAGCGCCACCTAAAAGTCTTTGACCAACAGGAAGTGCTGCCCCACCTGCACCAGAAAATCCTGCGCTAGAAATTACAGGGGAAAGTCTAGTTAATCCAAGTAACCCTGCTCCAGCACCTAAAACTGGAGCAGCAGCAATTCCAAGACCAGCTTGTAATAAAGGAACTGTTACATTTTGTCTAATTGCCAAATTTTCTGCGGCACGTTCCTCTGGCGTAATTTGCCTGCGACGCGCAAGAATACGTCCAGTTACAGCAGACGTATCTTCCGGCAATGTTTGTTCAGTCAAGATAGCATTTACATTAGATGGTTCTTGTTCAACTTTTTGTGCAGAAGTTCCACCAAAATCCTCTGCCGTAGCCAAACCAGATGAAATTGCTCTAGCCATAACTTCTTCTCTAGAAGTTCCATCAGGAATACCTTTAACCAAAACTCCATTTGGAAGTCTGATATCCATTAGCGACCCCCTTTAGATGGAAGATCATTCCAATTAACTTCTTTTGGTTGGCTACCTCCACGCGTTTGCCTTCCCAACGGGATTGGCGAATCTTCATAAGCAAGTTCAAGTTTTTCTTTTTGTCTTTTTGCAAGACTTTGAGCTTGACGAACAACATCCCTCATTTGATCAGGAAAGTTTTTAGATGCAGGGTCAATTTTCTGAACAGCGTCACTTATAAACTTCCATTCCTGAACCGCCATGTTTCCAAGTTTTCCTGACTCAGTAGCGGCTTGTCTACCGTAGGCCATGACCTTTCCTTTAAATGTTTCTAATTGCTGTTCAGCACTTCTAGCCTGACCTAAAGGTTTAGACCACAGATAGCTACTCCATCCTGTAGCCCCACCCAAACCAGGGTGAGGTTTGATACCTTTTTCTTTATTTCCAAGCAATGAATCTGTTAATTTTTCTAATTCATCTGCTGTATCCTGTGCTGATTTAGCAAATGACTCATCTGCCGCATAATCTTTACGAAGTCTTACTTGTTGTTGTTGAGTTAACGGCTTTTCTTGAGATCCGCCAGATCGAATTAAAGCCATCTCCCTCATTGCATCTGCACGTAATTGCGCGATATCCCTTGCTGTATCACCGCGTTCTCTTGCTGCTTGAACAAGAGCATCATTACGTTGTTGTGCTTCTATTGCACGTTGTTCCCTAGCCGCCGCTTTATCTGCGGTTGATTGCAATACAGATAAAACTTTATCAGGTGCTCCATATTGTGAAACAACAGAAACAATTTGTTCATTTGTGGGATTTGGGCCTAATTCAGCCAATTTCTGCCGAAGTTCATTTTCTTGACGAACTGATAGTTCTGCTTTTTGTGCGGTAGCAGTTTGCGCTCTAATTTGAGATTGTTTTTGCATTAAATCCCTACTAAAGGCAGACAATGACATTGCAAGCTGTGCATTACCCATCTCAGAAGCCATCCTTGCGCCAGCAGCGATAGACTCAGGATCATTAGGATCAACATTTTTAAGAATCTGCTGCTGTTGAGCAATCATCTGTAACTGAGGGTCTTCAGCACCTAACAAAGTGCCAATCCCGCGACCAAGACCCATGCCAGCGGAATAGAATCCAGCAGACGCTTGTTGTAAAGGACTGAGTTGAGCAAACTGCATTGCTGCCTTCTGATCTTCTTCAGCCTGAGAACGCTGATACATCTCAGGAGTAAGACCGAATAAACCGCCTATGATTGAGTCTTGTGCCATGATTAATGTCCTTCCAATCCGCCGAGGGCGAGAGGATTGTAACTTCCACCAGAAAAGTCACTTACATAAGGATTTCCAGGCATATCTGGTAAGTATGAATACGGATCAAAACCTCCAATAGTAGGTGCTGCTCCAGTAGAGCCTCCACCAAAAGCACCTTGTTCAACCTTACGTTGCAAACCTAAAAGGCTTAAACCAGTCGGGCTGATACCCTGTCCTGATTGCAATGCTCGTGCTGCACTTATTCCACCTTGTAATAAAGCACTAGCAGCATAAGGACTTGCAATCCTTCCACCTAATGCAGAACCAATCGTAAGCGGTTCCATACCAAGTTGCTCAACAGAGCCAGCAGTTCCAAGACCAGTGGTAAACGGAGCATACGCACCAGTAAGACCTTGACCATAACCACCAAGCAGTCCTGCACCGGTTCCAAAAAGACCGGCTCCAAAGGCAGTCTGTTGCTGACCGGCTTGCATGGCTTGAGCAGCTAACTGAGCGTCTTGTTGGGCTAATGCGTTATAGTAGGCTTCCATCTCAGGAGAGGCCGCACCAAGACCAGCAGCACCGCTAGGACGGGCAGAAGTACCGCCTACGGCTAATCCACCTCGACCAGTCTGGAATAACCGGTTTTGCAGTTGAGCAAATTGGCGCTCTCTGGAAGGCGCTAAAAGCTCTTGTTGCTGTGCAATATACCGTTCTGCGGCCTGTTGGGGAGACTCCGCGAGATACTGTTGGCCTAATCCAAATAAGCCAGTAGCGGCGGTCTGTAACGGGGCGTAAAGACCTGGGGCTTGTTCAGCAAAGCCAAGACCCTGACCCGTAAGAGCCATAATCCTATCTTGATAGGCTTTAAGCTCAGGAGAGACTGTATATCCCGCAGAGGATACTCGCCCAGTCGTAGGATCGTACCCAAATTGGGATTGACCGAACCTAGTCGTAATCCCGATGGGACGGAACCGCGCTTCTTCAGCGGCGATCCTTGCGGCTTCAGTTTGAGCTTCAGCAGATGCACGAGCAGCATTTTCAGCCGCAGACGCTTGCTTTCTTGCTCCCATATACCCCAAGACAGGGGCGACAAAATTACCCATAATTTTCTCTCCAGAGATACAGCTTTCTAGTTATTCCATCTAAACATTTGTGATTCTCAACTACCTCAAAACCTGTAATCAAAGACCATTTGTACATCTTTTCATCGTCTATAAACGGCATTGCGTATATATCTTGTTTCTGTTTTTCAGCCCAATCATTCCAATCTTTAACAAACTCTTTCTTTATCTCTTTTGTCCATTTAAATACATCCATGTGGACAAATAACAAACCATTTACGTCTTCTGTGTAGATAATGTAATCATCAGTTTTAATTACAGGTATCTTCAAGCAGTCCGTTTCCACATGTAAACAGTAATGTATGGTTGATAATTAGCATTTGTGCCACTTGAACCAGTTGTACTGATTGCCACGCTAATGCCAGTTGTACTTGTGCCTGTTGCATTTGCTGTTGCTGTTCCATCATCTGACAGACCTACCCCACCTGTTTGCAAAGTGCGCTGATTACCACTATCGACTTGGTGCGAGTGCCCTGCATCAGTAACAGTTGCGGTGTGAGTGTGGCTGACAATGATTGCATCAGCACTACCGCCCGTTTCTTCAGCAGCGTCAAACAACGCATTGGTTGAGTCAAAACCAACGGGTACGCGACCAGCGCCAAAGGCCGTCCAAGTGCCAAATCCAAATAAAGTTGCTGGGTTTGTTGCGTTAGTAGCGTTTGTATAAATAGAACCAACAGGATACAAGGCTTGCAAAGCTGCCTGAACGAAAGCAGTTGTAGCTAAAGAAGTATCGTTATCACCGTAAGACTGAGTAACACCAACAGCACCAGAAGGAAGCGTTACGGTTCCGGTAAACGTAGGGCTTGCCGTGTCTGCTTTTGTAGATATAGCAGTAGCAATATTATTGAATTCTGTGTCAATCTCAGTACCTTTGACTATCTTATTAACATCGCCAGCAGATAGAGAATCTTTTGTTGCAAAATTCGTGCTTTTTACATAATTTGACATGATTGTTCCTAGCTAAGTTTTCCGTTCTTGGCCTGAATCTCGATCTTCTGAATACTTAATGCAGCGCCGTTAATATCTGACTCGTAACCTGTTTGAATTAATTTACCGGTTCCAGTACCAGATACGGTTAATGTCTGAATAAGTTGTCCATTACTGTAATACGCAACAGGTGATCCATTTGCACCATATTCAGCAACACCGTATTCAGAAATACCTTGGGTTGGAATTTGTGCGTTATCTGAGAGGTAATTACTACTTAAATCAAATGCCCACTTAAAAGTGACGTATTGATTAGTTCCACCAATAACAACAATGGAGATTCTTTTAAGTACAGATGTTTGAGATACGTTACCTAAATCTGCGTAGTTGGTGTAATACTGCATCCTGTATGAAGAACCGTCATCCTGGTATCCGGTGTATTTCATTACATAACCAGTTTTACCTAATAACAGATCGCCATTTGCTTTAGAGTAAAGAGCTTTAGGGTCGATAGAGTTCCAAACAGTAACCCTGGAGGAACCGTCTTGTAACTGGCCTCTAGTATCAAAGCAATAAATCTGTTTTACAGAAGGTAAAGTAATCAGATAAAAAGCGTTTCTCTCAGAGAATACAGATTTAATCTTTGTTAAATCTTCACCTGAGACGATATTCATCAAGTCATTTCGCACATTCTTGGAAAGATCGCGGAATGGAAGTGACTTCTCTTGAATAGTTCTAAGTAAAGAACGAACTCCAGTGTTTGATAAAAACAACACATCAGTACCAATAGACTTAACGCTGTCTCTAGCGATACATCCTGTACCTATGATTGCGTCATCAATAACCAAGTCCGCAGGTGTCGTTGCGTTTTTATAGACAAGAATCTGATTCTTGCCAAAGATAAACAAGTATCCGTTATGAGATGCAAGAGCTTGGATTTCATCAACACCCTCACCCCAAACCCTAGATACATCAAGACTTCCTGCGGTTCCAGTATTCCAGATATGTCCAGCAAGAAGATCAGAGAACGAAAGCGTAACCTTATTAGTAGAGGTATTGGCTACCCATAATCTACCATAAGCACTCAAAGCGATATTCGCACTAGGGACAGTACCAGAGTATCCGGTCTTTTCAGAGACTCTGCGATACGTTGTATTACTTACAGCAGGATCATAAATTAACGGGTCATGTCCTGTCTGAAAGAAGTATGCGATATTGTTTAATGTCGCAATACTCCAGTTATTCGCAGTAATAGTAGGGGCAGAACCACCGCCACCGTAAGTAAGCTCAACGACAGCATTACTGGAGTTAAGTTTGAATAATTTATTATTCGCAGCAAATAAAACAGTTGACGTACCATCAGATTCAATAAGTTCATGTAATGCTTGAACTTCGTTAGAACCTAAAGAACCAGAACTAGAGTTTACCTTTGCATAGCCTTTTCTTGATCCAATACGGCCATATTGGTCAATAATACAATTCGTCGCATTTAAAGCAAAACCAGCAGCTAAGTCTAAAGGAGAGTCTTGGGTGTTTAATCCGAAGAACCCTGGTGCTGCGATAGCAAATATTTGAAGTGGTTGCGCCATTAGATAGCAATAAACTCTTGAGATTCAGGATAACGAGTGGCTTCTAAAGCAATGTAATCTGACAGCATCTGTCTATAAAGAGCGTAAGCCTCAGAACTATTAAGACCACCATCCTCACCGCGTTCTACTAAAGCCCTAGCGTATGCGTTTTGGATTACAAGATCATCCGCCACTTTAATAACGGTAGAGTCTGAAGAAAGTTCCGCTTGAGGAATAATCAGCGAGAATTTAAGTGAGTAAGCACTATCAGGAACAGGGAATACGTTTACTTTCGTGTCGTAACTACCGTCTACACCGTTAAAAGCGTAATAAGTAGGGATATTCTGAGCAGGAGTTCCGAAGCTCAAATACCGGTTCATCTCAGCAAATGAAATGTTTTGCAGAGGGATTTCAGACGTTACGTTAATTGCATCGGATACGCGGAACTTATTACCGCTACCAGTAACAGAATATGAACTAACTCCAGCAGAGGTAGTTACTGTTACGTTGGAAAATAATGCGTTCCAGTTAAACGCATCTTCGACTTGGCGTTTCGCATCGTTTACAAACTTACCAATAAGAGTAGAGTAAGACGTTTGCGTAACGGTAGATACCTGGACTTCACGGAGCCTGACCAGAACATCATTAACCGCTTGTAAGTATGTTTTGCTCATTCTCTTTGATTTCCTTTAAGAAGAAACGTCAAAATCACGGTAAAAGTACTACCGGCTTCTGGCGTAACTCTGACTTGATCGCCTTCCTCAAGCGCTACTAAAGCATTGCCATCTAGCGTTAAATAATCTTTAGAACCAAAATTGTACTGACTAAGAATGTCGTAAGTCAGCGCAGCACTAGAGTCATACCAAGTAAGTGTTAAATTCTTGGTAGAACCAGAAGTATTGTGCATATAGGAAAGATTCCATAGCGCACGATACCCCGTTGGCACTGTGTATAGTGTCGTTGTAGATCCAGCTGTTGGGGTTGCGCCTACAGAATATTCCCGCATCAGAAATCCTTAAATATTAGTAAGGAGGCCCGATGCGGGTTGTCACCTAGAGGTTTTGCAGAGAATACCATAAATCAAAAGGAAATCACCACTTAACCTTATCCGCCCAAAAAGCAGCGGATAGCTTACCTTTAGCAATGTTTTGTGCGTGTCTTGCTTTAAATGATTTCCGTCGAGCTTTATCTGCTTCTGATTCTCCAGCTTTAGCGGGAGAGCCAGATACACCTTGTTGACCAAAACGAATCAATTTAACAGTATCACCAGACTTAGCCAAAACAGCGTGGCTTTTAGTCGGATGGCTTGGGGTTCTCTTTGGTTTGTTAAAACCTTGAAACTGCTCTTTACCCCTTTTAATCATTATCGACCTCTTTTAACAGTCTTTTTGGCTGCTTTAAATGCTTTCGCGGTAGGTGCGCCCTTAGTTCCAGGCTTTCTCATTTTCTCACCGCTACCAGCGGCGATCCTAGCGCGTTTAGCATGGATATTTGAGTAGAGTCCTTGTTTCATTTGCGCTTCCTCGACATTCCAGCTTCAGAGAGAGCAATAGCAATGGCCTGTTTTTTAGATTTAACTACTGGGCCTTTCTTTCCAGAATGTAGACTTCCGGCTTTATATTCCCGAAGGACTTTAGCTACTTTCTTCTGACCTTTAGTTGCTTTCATTTATTTACCTTTTTGCGTGTTTTATGAGAGCTATTTTTCATAACACTTCCATCAGGCATCCGATGATAACCTTTAGGAACAGGCTTTAACTTTTTATTTTGTTTCATGATTTACTTGGTCTCCCCATTTTCTTCTTAGGAGCTAAAAAAGGGATATTTACCCTTTCCTGTGGTTCTTCCTTTTCTTCATCAATACGGACATAACCGGCGTGTCCTTTCATTGATTCAATGTCGTGCGGTAAAACAAACTCAACTGTATTGCCACTTTGTAGACATTTATAAAGTGCCATATTTCCCTCTCAAAAGAAGGAAGGGCTACCTTTCGATAGCCCCTCCAACTAATTAGGCCGGAACAGCCAGAGCGTAGGCGGAGCTAGAAGTAGCCACACCAGCGCTTCCCGACGTACGCATCGCCTTAACACCGTACAGGGTATCGGCGGTGTACAGCGTAGCCAGATATTCCTGTTTGTATTGGGTTTGCGAACGGATACCAACTTGCTCAACCAGAACCATCGAGTCACGATGACCCATCAGGCAGATACGATCCGCACCGCTGTTACCCGCGCCGGTGTCGGCGTTGGAGGTAACGAACACGGGCATACCGTACAGGTTGCCAATTTCACCATTACGGATGGTGTTGTTGGAACCAGCCTCACCAACGAACGCTTGCTCAGTGTAACGAGCAAGGCCCATCAGCGTGTTGCGGCTCGACGGCGGGATGATGAAGAAACGACCGTCCATCGGAACGTCGTTGTCATCAAGACGCTGAATCGTGCGACGAATCGCAGCGTCCGTCAGAGCAGCAGCGTTCGAGGTCGTGCTGTTGTACGCGGTCGTGCCATCCGAACCGATGTACGCTTTGGTCGTGGTGTTCGACGTAGCGTAGTCGTTCGTGCCAACGGTAGCGCCGTTGAAAGCGCGGCCCAGGCGGATCAGGTCGGTATCGACTTGACGAGCCAGAGCGTAGCCAGCGTCTTCCGTGTAGAAAGAACGCAGCGAGGACAGGGCTTGAACTTCAACGATGTCTTCGATCAGGCGGCTGTATTCGTAGTGCTTGTCGATCAGGACTTGCACTTCGTTTTCCGTCGCGGCAATCAGGGTAACGGCGGTCGAAGCAGCTTTGGCCGAGGCCGAACCACGGGTGGGCGAAGGAACGTGAACGGTGTCACCTTTCTTGCCTTTGTAGTTCATGCGTTTGACCAGATTGGCCGCAACAAGGTTTTTCTTGTATGCGGCAACAATCTCATCACTCCAGATTTCCGGAATGAAGGTTGCTGCGGTGGTGGTGGTTACTGCTGGGGTAGGGAAAGCCATAGTTAATTCTCCTTAGATTATTTAACTCTGCCCTCTTGATATGCTTTCATGATCTCATCGCTGAGAGCTTCATATCGTTGAGGGTCAGTCATTTTTAAACGGATCAGGTCAGCCCTACGGTAGACTCGACGTGAAGACTCTCCAGAACCACCAGTATCAACGGATGCGGCTTTAAGACTTTGCTTGCGGACTTCTTTACCATCATTTTCCGTTTGCTTTGACTTAATTGAACGCAACGCTTTATAGGTGGATAACAATTCATTAGCACTGTCGTAATCAAACTCACCGTCTGCTTTAGCGTAAAGCCCAAGACGTACAGGACTTTCTTTAACCCAATTAACAAAGTCATTGTTTTGAACAATGTCAACGTAATCAGGATGGTCTTTGCTGAGTTTTTGTTGAATCTGCATCTTTTTAAACTCATACGTGGCCTGTTTTGCAGCTAAAACATCAGGATGTCGATCTACAGTATTCTGAATAGCTCTTTTCGGGTCTTCAAAGAAATCTACTTCAGGCTCTTGCTGCTGGATGTTTTCTTGATTCTTATTGATATTCTGTTTAATGAGTTCATCAGCAAGTTTGCGGACTTCACCGACTTCTTGAGCTTGTTTCCCAATGAGCTTTTCAGCCTCCTGGTGCATTTTAATAATGTCATCCAAAGACTTACCCTGATACTTCTCAGGGATTTCATTAGAATTTTGCTCTACGGTTTCTTCCAACTTTGCTGGTTCTTTTTCATCAATCGTATCAATTTCAGTATCAACTAACATTTTTTTATACCTTTCCTGCCGCTATGGGTTGTAGGAGATTAACTCGCCAATAATTGGTTAAGAGTTAGCTTTCTGTTCCGACTTTAACTTTTCACGATGAATCCGATCAAATCTGCCATGAGCAGAGGGAAAATGACCAGACCATCCTTCCAACTTAAAGGACGGAGCAGAGATTAGGCGCGAAGCTGTCGCACCACAGTCACACAGAACGCTATTCTGTTGATATTCAACGTAGCGATCTAATTTATGCCCGTTTTCACAGGCGAATTCATAAATACGTTTCATTTTTCGCTTAAATCTTCGTATGCTCTTTCACTTATTTGTTTAAGATTCTTTAACCAAGTAAGTATAGAAAGTTCACCTCTCTTAAACTGTAACTGAGAATCATTCTCAATAAGTGAGATATTGTTCAAAGCATATATCATATTATCAATATCTTCAACAAGGTCTTTCCATCCTTCTGTTGCCATCATGGAAAACCTGTCTTCATAATACTTTTGTAACTCAGGAGTCATTTTTTTCTTCTTTTTTCTCCAGAGCGTTTTTTAACAATCCAAAGAAAGCATCGCGTCCAACCTGGAGTTGATCTACGTTAAACCTTGCGGAAGCCAGTTTCCTGTCTAAATCCGCCACGTGATTAACGAGTGCTTGTTGCTCTTGCGTCATATCTTCAAATTGATACTCAACACCATCGATGCTGATAGGGGTCTTTTCGTTTTTACCCATCTCAGTTTCTCCTTTAATTACCGCTGAAATCAGGCAGCGGCAGCCTGTTGCCAAGGATTAGGCAAAGTTTGAATAGCCGGTGCAATCTGTTGCTGAATCTGCTGCTCTACGGCAAGTTGGGTAGCGTCTTTATCCACACCGCTATTCCAGCACCAGCCCAAGACTTGGTCTTGAGTCAGTTGGTCGTAGGGGGTGAAATCACCGCCGGTATAAGTGAATCCGCAAGAACCATAAACGGTTCCGTAGGTATCAGCAAATACCCCATTACACCGCCAGTGGGCAGTGATTACAACGTCAGACTCGCCATCCCGCTGAACCGCGCATTGCATTTGTTCGATAATCCATGTGAACTGGGTTTCCATTTGTTTCTCCTTTATTGAGCTTCTAATGCTGCGATGCGGGCGGCTTGTGCATCTACTATTGCTTTAAGTTCTTGAATGGCTTTAATTAAGCGGGCATCATTTTTATTCATGTCAGAAAGAGTAAGCATCCCATTATCGCCTTCAGCCACAAGGTCTGGATAAACTGACTGAACTTCTTGCGCTATAAAGCCAATTTGATGGCCGTCTCCAGATGAATATCCTTTGTAGTCAAACTCAACAGGTCGTAAAGACATAATGTTGTTAAGCTGCGATGGCAAGTCAACAATGTTTTCTTTCAGCCTTCTGTCAGAATAAGCTGTAAAAGTTGCAGCAGAAACGCCATTGGCTGTAATGCTGCCGGTAGCAGTAGAACCACCATTGCAGAAAAACCGAGCATACACTTGTGCTGTAGTTGTGGTAGCCGACCCTTTTTGATAATCAATACAAGGTGAACTATCTGTGGAACCTTGCGCTATTGTAGTTCTAGCGTCAGCATTTCCACTCGTAGTCCCCACCCGCAAGTTACCGGAGGCGTCGATACGCATACGCTCAGAAATCGTACCGCCAGCAGAACCCATTGTGCTGAAGGTCATGTAACCTTGGTAGTTCGATATATCAGAACTGCCAGTTACGAATTGAATTTGATTTAAATTGCGAAGAACAGCAGTGCTGTCATTTATGTAATGATTTAATTGTGGGTTAAGACCGGAGCCGGTTATAGCAACAGTTGGTGCATTGGACGTTTGAGTTTGAACCGCAAATTTTCCGTATGTGCTTGGCGAACTCGTTCCAATCCCCACGTTACCGGAGGAGTCGATACGCATAGCCTCAACATTTGATGTTCTAAATGTCATTGGGTCTGCGCTAACCACAGCAAGGCGAACTTCTGACCCAGTATTTCTAATTTCAAATATCTCTGTACCAGCAGTAACCCTAGCCACAGCGGATGTTGCGTCATAGACTTCAAGTTTTGACGATGGCGAAGTCGTACCAATCCCTACGTTACCGGAGGAGTCGATGCGGAGGCGTTCGGTGCCAGAAGTCTTTAATGCCAATGATGTAGAACCAGCATCAGTACCAAATGTACCTACTGTGCCACTTGTTGAGAAGTTAAAGTTTGTAGAAACACCGTCAGTAAAGGTCGCTATAGAACCAGCACTTCCTCTGTTAACTTCAAGTTTTACACTTGGGCTACTTGTTCCAATCCCCACGTTACCGGAGGAGTCGATGCGGAGGCGTTCTGAACCGGCAGTAGTAATCGCAGTAACATCAGCGGCAGGGAAGAAAATACCGTTGTTTGTATCGCCAGAAGTCGTAATAGCAGGTGCGGCTGCGCTTCCTGCGGAGAATGTTGCTACACCAGATGCACTCAGCGTCGTAAACGCACCAGTGGACGGTGTTGTTGCGCCTACCGTTCCATTGATGTTGATTGAGGCTGTACCCGTCAGGTTTGTAACAGTTCCACTTGATGGTGTTCCAAGAGCGCCACCGTTTACTACAAAAGCGCCAGACGATCCTGTATTTACTCCAAGAGCCGTAACTACTCCAGTTCCTGTTGTCGTTGAGCTTATACCTGCGCTGGAACCATTCCCGATAAGCAACGAGGAGTTTGTAAGAGTTCCAGACTGAGTAACTAAACCACTTGCGGTATTAACTGCATTACCAATTGCGGTAAGAACACCCGTTCCTGTAGTGGTTGTAGAAGGTGCCGCACCTGCTCCATTACCAATAACCAAACCATTAGCAGTCAAAACTCCAGATGATGCCCAAGTCGATGCGCTTGAAAAATACGGAATTCCACCAGAAGTTCCAGCAACTGTAAGTGCAAGAGTTCCGCTACTGGTAATCGGTGATCCAGATACCGAAATCAGGCCACCAGTAAAACTTTGTGCTACTGAAGTTACAGTTCCATTACCTTTGTTATTAAAAGTACTCCAATCAGTAGATGATAAGTATCCATTAACTGATGAGGTTGCTTGCGGAATAGAAATTGCTGGTGTATTACCGCCACTAGAAACAATAGGCGATGTTCCAGTAACCGATGTTACGGTTCCCTGGTATTGATCGTTTGATGTAATCGTAAAACTAGGGTAAGTTCCACTGATTGATGTGGTTCCAGCTCCAGTTAAACTTACTGTTTGATCTGGAGAACTATTTGTAATAACGCCCGTTGATGTGCTGTAACTGATACCAGTACCGGCACTTAAAGATTGACGGGCGCGGGAATCTAAATAATAAAGGTTCGTACCTTCATTGATATTTGTCGTTGTTAGAGAAACGGCTCCAGTCTGTCCGTTGACAGAAGTTACAAGATTGGACTGGTCGATCTTTTGCCAGATCGTTCCATTGAACATTAACCAATCACCGATCTGCCAATCGGTAATACCATCAAGATTGGTCGATCCTGCCGTGGAAACAATGTAGTAATAACCGTTTGTACCAACACCAGACGCTAAAGTTGGCGTGTTTGTAGAAGCGTTCCACGTTCCTTGATAACTTAAACCACCAGCAACAGAAGACCATGACAACACAGAGCCGTTAGTAGTAAGGAATTTACCTGACTGTCCAGACTGACTTGGGATTAAATCGTCAATCTGCGTCTGTAAACTAGCCAGAGTATCTAAAACAACCTGAGAGGTTCCACCGCCATTTGTAATGACTTTGATCTTCTCAGCAAGGTCTTGAGCAACCACCTCTCCCACATTGATTTCTTTTCCAGATGACAGATGAATAACAAGACTGCCATCAAAGTCAATATGAGCATTGACGACAGAAACACCATCCTGTCCGTCTAC